AAGCGTATTCAGCCCGAATCCTATCAGCCGGATAACAGCGGCTACTCTTGGGATGAGAGCGGTATGGCTGAGCTTTTCTCGGAGTGCTACCGAAATGACACTCGCTATTGCCCCGAAGCAAAATCTTGGTACACCTACGACAAGGGGGCGTGGCGTAAGGATGTCGGCTCTCTGCTCGTGGCTGAGAAGATTAAGGAGTTTACTCGCCTTATGGTTCTCTACTGTGGGGAAATCACAGACGAGGAAAAGCGTAAGCAATATTTTGGTTTCGTCAATAAGATGGGAGACCGCCGCTTCCGTGATAGACTTATGAAGGATGCCGCATCGGTATTCCCGATTGCTGCCGCTCAGTTCGATGCGAACCCGAATCTGATAAACTGTCTCAACGGCACTTATGACCTTGAAAATATGACCTTCCGTGAACACGATTGGCGAGACTATCTCACAATGCAGACCAACTTCGAGTACACGATGCAGGAGGATATTCGTTGCGACCGTTGGGAAAAATTTGTCGATGAGATTACGAGTAAGGATAAGGAGAAAGCCGACTATTTACAGAGAGCTTTGGGCTATTCTATGCTCGGTACTTCCAAAGAGGAATGTATGTTCATTCTCCACGGCAAAACGACCCGTAACGGCAAGAGTACGATGCTCGGTACTATCCACCATCTTCTCGGAGATTATGCGACTGTAAGCCCTGTTTCTATCATCTGTAAGGCAGACAGAGCAAAGAACGCTGAGAGTGCATCTCCCACTATCGCCGCCCTCAAAGGTAAGCGATTCGTAACAATGGCAGAGAGTAATCAGTATGGCAGACTTGATGAGGAGACCATTAAGCAGTTGACGGGTGGTGAGGAAATTACCGCTCGTAATCTCTACGAAAGCGTGATGACATTCCTCCCACAGTTTACGATGTGGTTATCCTGTAATGACCTACCTGCCGTACAGGATAAATCCCTGTTCGCATCGGACAGGGTTCGAGTAATTGAGTTCAATAAGCACTTTACCGAAGAGGAGCGAGACGAGACCTTGAAAGAGGTATTCAGAACGCCCGAAGCGATGAAAGGTATATTTACTTGGTTGCTCGTTGGGTACTTCAAGTATAAGCGTTTTGGTCTCACGATGAGTGATAAGATGAAGCGAGTTATTAAGCAGTACGAGCGAGACAACGACCTTGTATTGCAGTTCCTTGAAGAGAAGTGCGAACAAGTCGAAGAAGGTGGCACGAGGGCAAAAGCACTCTACGACTCTTTCAAGATATGGTGTAAGAGTAATGGGTATTTTGTTATGAGTGCTAAGAAATTCAACGCAGGTATGGAGCAGCACCCGGAATGGCATAGCGGTAAGCGAATGTCGAATGGTTATGCCGTTTATGATGGTGTTTCTCTTCGTATGAGTAGTTAAAGTAGTTCATTTTAGCATTTTGCTAAGAGTTTGCCTTAGTATGCGTGTATATAGAGGAACTGTGTGCAAAACTTGAAAATGAACTACTTGACCTACTGTAAGGTAGAAAGGAGAAGTAGATGCAATTAAAAGAAGCTCTACGGCTGAAAGGCTATAAGGTTCGAGACCTTTACGAGCGAATGATAAAGCGATATGCGGTAAGTTACCCAACTGTGGCGAGATATTGTCGTTGTTGTAATCGCTTAGAATTTGACAGAGTGATATGGTCTTGGATAATGGAAACTCTGAAAGAAATGGAGGTTGAATGGGATGGATGACAAAAGTTTGACCGAAATCGGCGAAAAGATTGTCAAGCAGAAGCGACCGAAACGCTCGGAGCAGATGCAGGTACAGACTGAGCCGGGAGACAATACGAAATATTTGACCCACGCTTTGAAGTTGGCGAATCTTCCGAAATTTGACACGAAGAATGTGGCTCTGCTCGAAGAGAGAATTATGGAATATTTTCAAATCTGTGCAGAGGATGACTCGAAGCCTTCCGTTGCAGGATTGGCTCTTGCGATTGGTGTAGATAGGAAAACTATATGGCAATGGTCGCAAGGTGAAAATTCTGATAGGGGTAACACGATAAAAAAGGCATATCAAATTTTGAACTTGATGATGGAAGACTATATGCAGAACGGCAAGATAAACCCCGTGTCCGGCATCTTCCTTATGAAGAACAACTTCGGGTATGCTGATAAGCAGGAAGTCGTACTTACTCCGAACAATCCTCTCGGTGAGCAAAAGTCGAACGCTGAGCTTGAAGAACGCTATCTCGAAAGTGTCGCAGACGAGAATTTGACCGACTAAATTTTGACCGCAAATTTTGAAATTTTGACGGGCGAAATTTTGACAGACATAGACCCAAATTTTGACCGCTTCCGGCTTTGTCGGCGGCGGTCTTTCTCTGCCGCCCTGCGTGGGTGCTGCCGGTCCCGTGTGGGCGGTTCGGTGGTGGTGCTTTGGTTGTTCGCTCGGTCGCTCTCCGTGGCTCTCTGTGTGGCGTTCGTTGGTTTGGTGGTGTTAGTGGTGAGGGCGTAACGGTGGCGGCGTTCTGTGGGCGTTTCTGTGGCTCTCAGACGATGCGAAAATATAAGCCCCTCCACCAACGGCAGAAGGGCAAAAGAAAAGCCGCCCGGCGTGGGCGGTCTTTCTTATTTCCATTTTAACCCGGCAGCACAAGCGACCACGGCGAAAGGGAGCAACAACCAAAGCAAACAATCACCCCCCATTATATAATCATTTCGGCAAATTGTTTCAACTCTGCGGTTATGTTTTCGGGAGTGTTTGCGAACTTTTCGAGCCATTCGGGGAAGTGCATTGATAAATATAACTCGAAGTTTTCGAGGTTCTCCGGCTTTCCTGCGATGGTTCGCAGAGCTTCGCAAAACTGTTTTGCGGTCTGTTCGTGTTTTCTTTCCATTATTACTCCTCCTCTGCTGCCGCTTCCAATTCATCAAAAAGGGCGGTTAATTCTTCGTCATTGTCAATAGAGTCAATATAACTGCGGTTTTCGCTCATTGCTTCTATTGCGTAGTGGTCGAGGTGTGCAGAATATTCTTTATAGTCGCTTGATACTAAATTACCATAACCGTTATAATAAAAATAGTCTCGGTTCGGGTTAAATTCGCCGTATGTTTTATTGCCGCTACTGTCTGTTGTCCAAGTGTCATCATCTCGCCCATAATAGGCACGGCGTAAAATTTCGAGGGGGTCAGAGTCTCTGTAAAACTCGTCTAATTCATCCATTGAATAATAGCGGTTATCTCCTAAATAGCCGTTATACCCGTCTAACTCTTCCATACAATCATTAAAAACATTTTCGTTATTTTCAAAGTATGCGATAATGTCGGCGGTTATTTCTTCGGCGGTTCGGGTTCTTTTTGTGGTTTCTGTCATTGTTTATTCCTCCTTGTATTTGTGCCGGGGTTGTGCTATAATAGAGGAGCAGCCGCCCGGCGTGGGTTGGTTGTGTGGGCGGTCGCTTCGTCTGTGGTAGGGTGTAGCGGCTGCCCTTTTCTATTACGATAACATTATAGCATATATATTATAATATGTCAATAGGGTTTGCAAATTTAATTGAAATATTTCAAAAGATTTTTTCAAAGGCGTTTGCAATAGTTCAAGGGCGTTTTATTTCGTGTCAATAGGGCATACCCTAACGACATAACGCCGCCCGGCGTGGCGTTTGGTTCTATCAGAGCGGCGGCAACGGTCCCGGCGTGGGTGCTGCCCTGTGGGGGATATGGGCGGCGAGAGTGGGCGTGGGTGGGTCTCCCGACCACTCGCAAAAATAAAAAGGCACTATTTGAAAAAGTTTTGCAATATTTCAAAAAGACTATTGACATTTCAAAAACATTATGCTATACTTATGCCATAAACCAAAGGAGGACTCAATATGAAAGTCGGATATATCAGAGTATCAACCGAAGAGCAGAACACCGCAAGACAGGAAATTTTAATGGAACAACTCGGTGTCGAGAAAGTCTTCATTGATAAATGTAGTGGCAAGAACGCTAACCGCCCGAAACTTATGGAGATGATGAACTTTGTTCGTGAGGGTGATACTGTCGTAGTGAGTGAGATTAGCCGTTTCGCTCGTAATACCAAAGACCTTTTGAATATGGTCGAGGAGTTGACCGAAAAGGGCGTTCAGTTCGAGTCTCAAAAAGAGAAAATCGACACGACTACTCCCACAGGTCAGTTTATGCTCACCATCTTCGCAGCCGTTAGTCAACTCGAAAGAGATTATATCTTGGCACGACAGAGAGAGGGCATCGAAGCAAAGAAAGCTCGGGGTGAGTATAAGGGCAGACAACCCATTGAAGTCGATAAGACTCAGTTCGAGCAGGAATACAAACTGTGGAAGTCGGGACAGATTACCGCTACTGCCGCTATGACTCACTTAGGGTTGAAACCTAACACCTTCTATCGTAGAGTCAAGGAATACGAGGAGAAGAACAATGACAAAGCATAATCGTTTCAAAGATGTTCCGCACTTTTCTTTGGTTAAGGAGAACGGAACAATCACTATCCCCTCTGTATTTATGTTCAAGGAAGGTTGCAAGGAACTATTTCCTTTTCTTGCCGCCTGTTCAGAATACAACTGTACTGTGTACTTCAAGAATGAGGACATCACAGTTGAACCTAATGGTGAGATGATGAACCAAGTGGTTTTAACCACCTATATGTCGCTCGTAGAAGTACCGAAGATTGCGAACGACTATCTTAGGTATCTGAGTAACATCGATTCTATGAGATTGGAGGGCTTTTAATGGTTTGTAGACATTGCAGTAAGGAATATGACGAATCTTATGATTTTTGTCCGTTTTGTTCTAAACCGAAATTAAGTAAAAATGATAAAAGACGAATAGTTCAAGCCCGTAGGCAAAAAAATGAATCAAAAGGTCTCATTGTGTTACCTCTTGTATTTATCGCACTCGCCGCCTGTTCTTTGTGTTTTTCTTCCCCAATTAAGTGGTTGTTTTTTGTGATATTTATTATCGCCGGAACAATATCCATAAACAGGTTGAAACAGAGAGATAGAGAGAACGGTTTCATACCCACAAGAGAGAATGTCGAATACTGTCCTCGTTGTAAGAGCAATAATCTTAAAGTCTATCGAAAAGGATATGATTGGAATAGGGGTTTTTGGTATCGGATGTTCAACATCAAAGGGGGTCATTATTTAGCAGGTGCGGGAAATAATCGGGCGGTCTGTCATTGTAAAGATTGTGGTAAAACTTGGGAGACCGATTTTGATATACGACATCTGTAACATTAGGACTTCTACAAACAGGTAGAAAGTAAACAGTCAACAGGGACTATCGTGCATCTTTTAAGCAAAGGTGCAGGTAGTCCCTTTTCTTTTTGGAGGTAATTATGGAAAAGCTCATTCCAAAAATTTTTGCGAAAATAAAAAAGACCCCCCGTGATATTACTGCATACGATGACCTGTTCTCGCTATGTCGTAATATGGAGGGTGAGAATTTCAAATTGGCTCACGAGACCAACAAGGCTCTGCGTGAAAAGGTTGTCGTGGCGATGCGGCAGCGTTATGATGTTTCGGGGTTCTTTGAGTTGTATAAGAAAACTCTTCTCTTCGATGCTCCTCACTTCTTCGACCCCTATCTCCTGTACTTGGAGATAAACAGAAAACCGAACGAGCGATTTTATCAACCTCGCCGCAAAGTGCTGAAAAGAGTAGTTGATGCCTTGCAGATGCTCGTAGATGACGAACTCGATGAGTTGTTTATCTCGATGCCACCCCGTGTCGGTAAGACCACTATCCTTATGCTCTTTGTTACTTGGATAATCGGCAGGAATAGCGAGATGTCGAACCTCTACTCTGCTTATTCAGATGTGATTACCAAAGCGTTTTATAGCGGCGTGTTGGAAACGATAAACGACCCTGTTACATACTTGTGGCACGATGTCTTCCCGGATGCGAAAATCGTGCAGACCAACTCACAGGATGAAACCATCAACATTGACCGAAGGAAGCGTTACCCATCGCTGACCTGCCGGTCCTTATACGGAACGCTTAACGGTGCCTGTGATTGTAACGGCTTTGAGATTTCCGATGACCTTATCGGCGGCATCGAGGAAGCGTTGAACAAAGACCGCCTTATGTCTGCGTGGAGTAAGGTCGATAATAACCTGCTCCCTCGTGCTAAGGAAAATGCAAAGATTCTGTGGTGTGGTACTCGTTGGTCGATGATAGACCCTGCCGGACTTCGTATGGAACTGTTGGAGAATGACGAACGCTTCAAGAACCGCAGGTACAAGGTTATCAACCTTTCT